AGCTTACCAGTGTTGAGTGTGTGCATCCCTTTGCTTATGTTTATATACAGTTCCATATCATCACATCCTATCGTATCCAAATGTTCCACCACCAGAAGGCATGAAGTCATAATCAAGGTTAGTACTAGGCTCATGTAGAGCAAGTATTCTGTCAAGAGCTATATACGCATATGTCAATGAACAAGCCAAGTGGTCATCCCCTACACGTGTTACCCTTTCATACACTTCTCCATCTTCCTCTTCCATTATGGTTCTCACGTTCTTTAAATGTTTAGTCAACATATCCAGCTTCTCACACTGACCAAACATACCTATCGACCTTGCTTTCAGGTTGTATAGAGTACGCTTCATCTTAGTAGTCTTGTCAACCCTTACACGTCTACCTTTGTCATTCCATGCATCCACAAGAGGTATTGAAGTCCTTGGTGTATCCCAGTCACACGCATATACCCTACCAGGGAACTGTTGCATTAAGTAACTGTTACGGTCAGCACCAAAACCATTATCGGCAACAATAACATCAGGGTCAAATGGCTTGAGTAAGGCTGTGAATATGTTAACGCTCTCTAGAGGTTTGTTAGGGTTATCAGCTACCCAATGCAGGTCTAGTAGGTCTACACGGTTGTCATGAGTAAGCCCTAGCACTACCATCCAGTTGAAGTAACCCCAGTCTACTCCAGCTACAATCTTCTGATACTTTGAATAATCCCTGTAACCTATTGGCTCCTCATACTTCTTACATGCAAGTATGTCTTGGTCAGTGATAAGCAAGCCTTCAGACGCATAAGGTATACCAATAACGTAGTTATAGAACAATTGCTTAATCTTATACTGGAATTGGTTACGCATTATCTCATCAGCGTTAATCCATACAGCATCTAACTGACTGATGTGGTAGCCACGTATCTCATGCACATCTGGGTGCTTTGCTACATACTCACCTTGATGCCAACGATTAAGGGCTTGCTTACACTTACTACAGATGAACATGAACGTTCCATCCTGTATCTGTTCCCTTACTATATCAATACCATTCTCCTTGACCTGTAGTATGTTATCCTCAACAGTAAGAAATTGCCAATGCCCACACTTCTCACACTTGTGATGATAAAAGCGCTGGTCACTCTTCTGGAATAGTAAATCCACCCCACGACCAGGTATAGTAGGGGTACTCCAACGTCTCATTAGACCATAAGCAGATGACTTCATAGACTCACGGAAGGCTAGCTCTACTCCATCTTTCATACGGTCATACTCATCTAGACCTAACATATCAATATCGGTACCCTCACCTAGTGCGCTTCCCCATGCTGAACGTAGGAACAACACCGACTGATTAGTAAGCTTTTTAAGACGAACGTTGTTCATCTTAGGGTCAAGACGACTAGACAAGTAAGCTGATTCAGTGAAGATAGGTGTTATACGAGTGTTACTAAAATCCTCCATTTGCTCTTTACGTGGGAACGTATACATGGCTTTGGTATTTGGATGAGTATCCAAGAACCATGTGAACTCTGTGATAGCCATCTCTGACAGACCTAACTGACGGGACTTACGTACTACCTTATCAGGATGCTGGTCATTAAGGATGTCTATCTGCCAAGGTCTATGTTTGATTGCATTCTTCGTACTATGGAATGTAAGGGGGTTTCCCTTGATGAATCTATGTCTTAATGCGTATAGAGATGGTGTCTTGTTTATCAGCATCTCTTGCAGTTGAGCTTTACTTATTTGCATCTTTCTCCCTCCTTAATAGATAAAGGGGGTCTACACCCCCTTCTTAGCCACCGACATATCGGCATCGTCATTAGCCTTGTTAAGCTCCTTCATCATATCAGCAAGTAAGCCACTGATAGCAGGGTCTTCAAGGTCAATAAGTTCAGCCACCTTATTAATCTTAACCTCATCTAGGTCACTAAGCTGTTCAGTACGCTCAGTCACATCACCCATAAGAAGTAGGTCTAGCTTAATAATCTCAGCTAACTCTTTAGCGTTCCTAATCCCTTCTACCTTGCCTTGAGCCAAGTCTTCAAAATAGGTATCAATCAGGTTTCTGACTGTCATCCTATGCTCTTGCTTAGACTCCTCTACACTCTCAGGTAAGGTAGCTTTGCGGAAGGACGCTGATAAGCTTGATACCAGTGTTGGACGTTTCATGGTATCCCTCCTTTCTTTGAAAAAATACAAAAAAGACGTGTATCAATGATACACGCCTGTTATACCAGTTATTCTATTAGTCTCCATCTTCCTCATCATCTTCTTCAGTATGCCCTAGCCAGAACATGCCTAGCTCCATGTCATCATCATACTCTACATCTAAATCCCCAAAGCCTGGTACAGAGTAAATGCCTGTTGGCTCAAGCCCTACCATCTCTAAGGTCTCTGGGTTGAACTTAACCATATCAGGGTCTACACCCTCTTTCACCTGATAGTCACGTACAGCCAACAACAATTGCTCGTTCATCTGTTTAATAGCTAGGTCTGGGTCTGTCTTATTGAGGTGATTACGAACAGCCTTATCATTAGCTTCCTTAGTACTCTTACCAAGGAAGTCATCCATATACATTACCTGTACGTCTGGGTTATTCTTCAACAAGCCTGTTAGGAAGTCTCCAGTTGGAGTACCATCTCCACCACTAGCTTCAAACAATGTACAAAGTTCTGGGTCATCGTAGTCCACTGGGATATTCTTAGCCTTCATCTCCTCGAATACATCAATGAACTTACACACCTTTTCATGTATGCAATCCTTACAACTCTCTAACGTATAGCCTGCCATTGTATCTCCTCCTAGTTCGTTTTAGATTTACGGAATAGCTTATTACGTTCAGCTTCATACTCTTTCTTATGACTAGCAAGAGTCTTGTCTGATAGGTCTAGAGATGCAGTAATCTCTTTCTTATGAGCCTTGATAGCCTCTAACTTAGCTAATAGTAATGCTTCCTCATCTTCTAGCAAGTCTAGGGATGACTTAGCACTCTCATGCTCATTAGCATTGTCTACCTGAAGTTGTTTGTAATACTCAAAGGCATTCTTCAACTCTTCTACCTGTTGTATTACAATGTTACGGTTGATATGCTTGGCAAAGCCAAAGTCCTCTTCATAGTAAGTAATGATTCTACCGTCAGCTTTACCCCAAAGGTAAACAAAGTTATCAGCATCAAAGTAGTACGCAATACCTTCCTCATCTTCAAACAGTAGCTCTGTAGTAGGAGCATTGAACGCTTCTAGAATCATTGGCTTGATTTCAGATACATTCTGTAGGAAATGCTTTTGAGCCTTCTCTAACGATGTAACATGTAGTAATAGCTTACGTTGTACGAACCTACCACCAGCATGAACTGTTACACTGTTATCTTGCTTAGGCTCTATTACCTCTAGCTCTTTAGGTTCATATGCTACCACATGACCATCAGGGGTTACTATACCTTTAGGCTTCACCTCTTCAGCTTTAGGCTTCTCTATAGCATAGATAGGGTACAATCTAGTAACCTCTAGCTTTACCTCATCTTGCCACAAATGCTTACTGAAGGTATTCTCCATTGCTGGAAGATACATATCCAAATCAGCTCTAGTTAACTCTCTATCATTCCTACCATCTCTACGAAGTCTTAGGGTTTCACCTGGTATTAGACACTTTAACTCTAGAGCTGTCTCACCTCCAGGTCTAACATGACGTACAACGTACCAATCATCCCACAACCTCTCTACATTAGTAGCTAGCTTCATAGTTCTTAGAGCCTTATCCATTAACTCAGCCATTTGCTCTTTAGCTTTAGTTAGCTCCCATTTAATAGCCTTCTCAGCCTCTTTGAATTCTGATACACCAGTTATCTCTTTCAACAACTCCTTATGGCTACAGATTTCTAAGTATTTGCTTCTCAATTTTTGTACCAATTCGTTACTGAACACTCCCATGCTCACAACCCCCTTTGCTCTAAAAGAAGGGAACAAGTCCCAAATCTTCTCCTTCCTACAAAACTGTTAGAAGGTGCTCCATCATCCTATAACATGTCTCTTGCAGGTGGGACGTTCCTATGGCTCGCTAGCTTTTTTCTTTACGTACTTCGTACGTAATTTAAAGCTTTTAAGTATTTATTTTTTAATTTAAAAAAGAGTATATTTAAAGTCTCTTTTAAGTATTTATATCTTTAAACTCTTATAAAAAATTTAAGTGCGAAAGCCTACACTACGTACGATGAAAACGAGACCATAGATGAAACAGAGAGAGAAAACATACAGTACCAAAATGTGTACAGTTGATATTTGTAGGAGTTGAAGGCACAAAAAGAAAAAGAGGAAGGAAGATGAACATAGGTAAAAGATGAACCTTATAGAGAATTAGCAGTTATTATATCTATTTAGTACGAAAGGTTGGTGGTGGGGTAATTGGTGGTGAAGAGAGTATCTGATATACGAACGTCGATTACTATCTAAGACTGCCCCACGGGTTCTGGGGACGCTAGGCGTCCTAGTGCTGCCCCACGGACTGCTGGAATGCCTAGGCACTAGTGCTGCCTCTGCTGTATCAGGCAGTGCATAAGCCCTGTCCTGCGCCACGCAAATGCTTGATGTTAATAGCCCGTGTATATCGTATTATTCGTATATTAAGAGTATGCTGCCCCAAGGATATCGTGTTATTGTGATATAGTCCGTATATATCGTATTATTCGTATATTGAGAGTATGTGTTTTAGTATATTGTGTTTTGTGTATATATTAAGTGTGTAATATGCATATATCGTATTATTAGTATACTAAAAGGGAAATATATAAGAAAGAGAGAATATTAAAACATTATTATATATTTATATTAAAGATAAGGGTTGTGGTGGGGGAACTGGTGGTGAAGCGATACCTCGCTCTTCTTTATATGAAGCAAGATTCTAGCTAACCCTCATAGAAACGTACAGGGCTAGGTTATAACCCCACTCTAGGTAGGGAAACGTCCTTGACTTTTACCCCAGTTCGTGGTAAACTTAGTTCAAGAGGAAGAGGGCACCACACCAGAGCAACACACGGACGGTACCCACGACCTACACAAAAAACTCAAGAGCGAAAAGGAGACTGATTAAGATGGCTAAAAAACAACAAAAGGTAGACGCAGTGAAACACGTAGAGGAAAACGGCTTCCCAGAGGTAGGGCACTTCACAGAGAAGAAAGACCTACAGAAGTTCTACAAACAACTTGATGATGTAGTACTAGGGGAGTGGATTGCTATCGAAGGACTAGAGTTCAAACCTTGTGAGGACAGTGAGGCTATCAACCGCATGCGGATGTGTATGGCTATCCTTTACCTACACTTCCCTAAACAACCTTCTGCTAAGAAGAAAGCTAAGTACGCAGACTACACTATGGAACAGCTTATGAAGATGTGCCTAGACAACGACGTAGCAGTAGAGTACACTGAGAGTGAACAAATCATGCGTATGAGAACTATCATGGCGCTACGTGCAGCAGGTCACATCGAGAAAGCTTAGGGTTGCTAGGCTACCCCCTACGGGGGGTATCCCATGGAGCTAGTAAGCTACCTAGACTAAAGGAGTGGTTAGTGTGAACAACTTTTGGAAAGCTGTAAAGTCCCTAGAGGGTAAGACTGTGAGTAAGGTGTTAGAGGACGAGGTGAGTGGGGGTATCTGTATCAAGTGTACAGACGGCACTAGTGTGTCAGTATCTGTGGATGCAGAGGAGCTAGACCTACAAGCAGTAGTGAACGAGGA